AAATTTGTGGCGCCTCTAAAAGCTGTTCACGTGTCTTAGGCTGTCTAAATACACCAGGAATTTTATCGAGTTCGGCGATACAGTCGAACATTCCTACATTATCATTGACATATTCGATATAGGCGTCAATGTCAACTTCAGCTCCTTTGGTGTGAGCAGAATATGCACTAGAGTCGACGAATAGTTTTGAAGTAGTGTTTGGATTGTTTTTCTTATGCTCAATCCACCTTTTGCCAATCCCGTTTCTTTCATACAGTTGATTGAAGAGTCGATTGGCTCCTCTTTCCTTCAAATAATCGTCAGTGCTAATAGCGTGACCTCCTGCGAAGTATAGATTAAATCCCATTTTTCGCTCCTATCAGTGTTCTAAAATGATTGTTCTTCGCCAGCGTTGAAATAAGGAAGTATGAAATTAAAACGATAATCGCTTCACTAATTCCTACATAGATGACAGATTCCCAAAATGGTAAAGAGTAAACGATTCGAAGTTCGAGAGCGATAAGGTACGCATTAGCAAGAACTGGACAGATAAGTGAATATAGAGGACTTGCCATCTTAGCAACTTTCACCATTGCTACTACTCCAAGGAAGGTAGCAAGTGAACCGAATAAAACGTCAATCAGTCCAAGAGGTGAAAAGAAGTTTGCAATAATTGTTCCTAATACAATCCCGGGAGTCCATCTATGGTTCCATAAAGGTAGAAGAATCAAGGCTTCACTGACTCTAAATTGAATAGGTCCATAACTAATAGCAGAAAATGCAACGGTCATTGTCACATATAGAGCCGCAATAAGAGCTGTTCGAACAAGCCAAAAGGTTGCACTTTTATTCATCTTCAGCCTCCTACTTTTTAATCAACTGAAGCAATTCTGCTCGAGCAGATGCGTCATCTTGGAAAAGCCCTCGCATAGTTGAAGTCACTGTCGTCGCTCCATGTTTCTTAATACCGCGTCCGCTCATGCAAGTATGCTCAGCCTCTACGATGACTGCAACTGCTTGAGGATTTAGAACTTCCTGAATAGCGTCAGCGATTTGTTGAGTCAAGCGCTCTTGTACTTGAAGTCGTTTAGCATATCCTTCAACCACTCGACCGAATTTTGAAAGACCTGTAATCTTATCCTTGGGAATGTATGCAATATGCACCTTCCCTACGAATGGAGCTAAATGATGCTCACAAAGTGAATTGAATGGAATGTCTTTTACAAGAACAAGGTCTTCATGGTCGACGTCGAATGTTTTTTCGAGATGAAGTTTAGGGTCTTCTCGATACCCTACGGTATGCTCTGCTAGTGCTTTTACAAAACGGAATGGAGTATCTTGCAACCCGTCACGTTCTGCGTCCTCGCCTAATAGACCAAACAGTCTTTGAACGGCTGCCTCAATATTGTCCAAGGTTACAATTTCATCCGGCTTAAGGGAAGCCCATCCGTTCTCTCTCCCTAATACGTTACCGATTTTATCTAGATGCTCAATTTTCATTTTATACTCCTCTTTTATTGTCATAAACAAGTGTATGAAGTTGCGGTAAAGGTCGAACATTGTTAAAAGCTGGGTCTTCATACACTTTATCCCAAAGCCATCCCAACTTTTGAAGAAGCCTGTCACTGATTTTCCCTTCTTCGTAGGCGTTTGCATTCCCGACTGATAAGTAGTTCACTGGACGTAACTTGCCTTCGAAAGTTTTAAACATATCACGCGCATACGCTAGGTCATTTTCGTCAAAGATAACGATTTTAAATGACCAGTCAAGGTGCTCTTCATTCATTCTATCTACAATAGCTTCAAGAATTTTCATATTAGTTCTCATTCCACTTGAAGGCGGTTTAGGACTAATAGTGATATCGCTTACTTCTTTGAACCATTCTTGAAATCGAGTTCCTTGAGTTTCGAGACCGAACTTGAATCCATGCTCTTTTAGAATGGAAATCATTTTAGCCATCGGCTCGTTGATTAAGGCAGGATTTCCTCCAGTCAAGGTGACGTGGTTGCAAATCTGTTCACCTTTCTCGTTGAAAGCTAGTTTTAAGATTCGACTAGCAGCCTCGTCGCCTGTGATATATTCCGGCTCGGTTGTTCCGTTCCAGGTAAAGGCTGAGTCACACCAGTTGCAATGATAGTCGCATCCACCTGTTCTAATGAAAATAGTCTTTTGACCAATGACCATTCCTTCTCCTTGAATTGTAGGACCGAAGACTTCCATAATAGGCATCTTTTCAGGGTCGCGAACATTGATTCGAATCTTGCCTCTTTCAGGCTGGTTGTACTGATTAACCATTAGCAATCTCCTGCTCTAAAATTTCACGAACAGTAATCTTTTCGTCTTTGTCGATAAAGGTTACATTCTTGAACATTTCAATCTCGTCTTCTGTGAAAATCTCGTAGTAAGTACACTCTGCGCAACCTGTAGGAGTTTCCCATAGTTTGATAGAGTCGATACGAGAATGCTGCCACATGAGCTCCGTAAGTGTCCAGGTAAGGAATCTTGACATATTTTCAGCCGTAGTTCTAAATCCAAATAGAACTCGCTTGGTGTCAACTGCATTTGCTAAAGCAATTGGTTCATTCCCTTGAAGAAGAACAGCGTGGTCCAGTCTGTCAATGAATGTACCTGCGATTTTCTTGACGTGATAAAAGTCAACAACCATCCCTTGACTCGAACCGTGGTCATAAGTTCCTCCTGCTAATGAAATTTCGACCTTGTAAGTATGCCCATGCAGGTTGGCACATTTTCCAAAATGGCCAACTAGTTGATGAGCTGCGTCGAATGTTAAGGTTTTAGAAACTCTCATATCAATTCTCCTTGTAATGAATAGGGTCAGTCATTCCATTTTCTTCGAATGCCTTTTTGCGGTCGATACAAGTTGCGCAAGTTCCACAACTTTCATTCGAACTTTCGTAGCAAGAGCGAGTCAAGAAATAAGGAACATCTAAATCAATTCCCCATTTAACTACCTGCGCCTTGGTCAATGTAAGTAGAGGAGCGACAAGGGTTACCTTGCCTCCAGTTCCATATTCCATTGCATTTGACATTGAATTATAGAATTCAGGAGTGCAATCCGGATAAGCACCGCCAGCCGCATCATCTGCGTGAGCACCATATACGACGTAAGAAGCTCCAACCGAATAAGCATAAGCCGCAGCCTGTGAAAGCATTAGTCCATTTCTAAATGGAACATAAGTATCAACTACTTCTTTCTCTGCTAGGATTTCAGCGTAAGATTTTCCATGGGAAATTTCGCCTTTTCCTTGCAATAAAGAAGAGCTAGAGCTTGAGTAGATTTTCGAGTCAATTTCGAGAATGGTAAACTTGACTCCATAGAACATTGCAACATTAGCAGCATTTTCAAGTTCGGCTTCATGCTTTTGTCCATAATTGAATGCTATAGCATGAACATTTTCAGCTCCCCATTTGTCAACTTCGATGGCTAAACAAGTGGCTGAGTCGACTCCTCCTGATAATAAAACTACTGATTTCATTTCATCCTCCTATCGAATAGCTCTTCCTAGAGTGTGAACGCTTCCCAAGAAGTTCAACTTGCGTTGAAGTGAAAGCTGTTCAAGTTCAGGAGTTGAAAAGTCTAGGTTCACCTTATTCACGAATGGATAAATTGAAATTCCGCCACGAGGAGTGAATAGGCCCATCACTTCAATGTACTTAGGTTCCATCAATTCATACAAGTCATTCAAAATGATGTTCATGCAATCTTCGTGGAAGTCGCCGTGGTTACGGAAACTGAATAGGTACAATTTCAATGATTTAGATTCAACCATCTTTTCGTTTGGAATGTAACTAATGAAAACATTCGCGAAGTCAGGCTGACCTGTTTTTGGACAAAGTGACGTGAACTCGTATCCGTCGAATGTTACTAGGTAATTATTTTCAGGATGCTTGTTAGGGAAAGTTTCAAGGACGTCAGGATTATAATCATAATCGTATTTGGTGTCTTGGTTTCCTAATAGTGTGACGCCTGTTAGTTCAGCGTCTGTGCGTGTAGTGTTTTGACTCATTCTCGAGCCTCCTTTATTTTTATTTAGCAGGATGTCAGGTTTACAAAACTGCTTCACTTATATTATACACAAATTCGGTGCATTTTGTTAAGCAATAATTAACCCAATATCTGCTTCATATTTTTATTATATAATAATGAATGAATAAAGTCAAGCGTTTTTGTAAAAAAAAATAATCAGGAATTTTCCTGACTACTTTTTCAAATATCTCGAAGCAATTGACTGCAAGACGAACTGAACTAGAACTTGGCCTAGTACGGCTGACGGAATGTCTATATAAGCAACTGTTCCAATTCCAAGAGGACTCAATCCTAACGAAATCCAAATAGTAGCATCTATAATAGAGCCCATATTGCTTGATAACACATTTGCAATCTTCGAGTCCATTTTATTAGAGAGCTTTTTGAATATGAAGACACTTGCTTTTTGACTTATCCAAAATGCAACTCCAGAAGCCACGACAAGCGATTGTGGTAGGTTTTGCATAAAGCAAATCAACGAGGTAAGGAATAACCCCACCCATATCAAAGAACCTGCGAATTTTGGCTTCTCGTACTTGCTTATTAGGTTTATAAGCAGGAAAGTGAATCCCATGAACCAACTGCTTGGAGGAATTAAAATTCCTTTCACATTTAAAGGTTCGAAATAAATTGTCACAAGGTTTGCAATAACGACTAGAACTATATACGCGACTGAATAGATTTTAGATTTCAATTTCTTCACCATACCATCTTTCTACTATACTAGGGTCACATTTCATTGGAAGACTAATAATGTCCTTGGCTGCTTCAATCATAACTTCCGTCAGCCTTTCTGCTCCTCGTTTGGCATTCTTGATAGGAACCTCACCTAGTAACTCGTCATGAACTGGAATCATTAGATGGAAGCCTAATTCTTTCAATTCAGCGTCATTGTGTACCCTAATCATTGCGTACTTAGTCATGTCGGCTGCGGTTCCTTGAATAACTGAATTCAAACATTGACGCTGAGCATCAGCTATCTTGCCTCCGTTATCTTTAATAAGAATTCCTTCGGCTTTTGCCTGGTCTTTAATTTCTTGCTTCTTCTTAAATCCCCAAGCCCGGTCCAGCTGGGCCCAATATTTTTCGATAATATGTTCAGGAACAGCGTCATCCATCTGTTGGTCAGCGTCGAAGTTAAATGGGTCGAAATCTTCGTTCTTGCTAGCGTCAATATACTCGAACTCATATTCAGGAAGACTCATATCAGGAAGCCTTCTTCTTCGACCGGTAGCTGTTTGAACATATCCCAAGTCCTGCGCTTGCTGTTGAACGAATATGATGTAGTCTGCTACCTTAGGGAACTCGCTAAAGAAATCTTCAATAACCTTATTCGCTTCTTTGACAGATACATTCATTTGCTCAGCGATTGAGTTAGCCCCGCGGCCGTACATAAGACCTAAAAGAACGGACTTGACGGAGTTTCTTCGAAGTTTTCCTTCCTTGTTAGTCGTTCCGTCTGGATAGAACTCTAAACACTCTTCATAGGGAACACCATAAAGTTTCGAACCGATAACTGAATATAGGTCCAGGTTTTGTTCGTAAGCGTGTCGCATACTTTCGTCGCCACTTAATTCCGCCAATGAACGAGGCTCTTGTTGAGAGTAGTCACTACCAATAATGTAGTGCCCTTCACTAGCTGCAAAGATTTGTCGAACTACGGCTCCTTCACCTCGGGAAGGAATATTCTGTAAGTTAGGATTCTCGCTTGACATACGTCCAGTCTTGGCTCCGTACTGTTTGAATGTAGTGTGAATTCGATTGTCAGGTTTTGCAAGGTGTTGGTCAAGTGTTGTATAGGTCGAAACTAATTTTGCATATTTCCTATATTTCAAAAGTGCTTTTGAGATATCGTTATCAAAATGCTCGACAATACTTTCACCTGTTCCTCTAGGTTTATCCTTTTCCAGGCTCTTCAATCCCATGATGTCATAAAACAGGATTGCTAATTGAGTAGGACTGGAAATGCTTACCGTCACTCGACCTCTTGCGTCCATTTCGAGTTTTTGATAGCTTTGGAAATTAGTTTGTCGAAGTTCTTCGATTTCAGGCTGCCATTCGCTGACAAGTTGTTGAAACTCCTGCTCGGCTTCGTTCATGCTATTGGTAAATTTATCTCTAATTTCCTCCAGCTTATCTTGGTCTAAATCTACTCCGTAGACTTCCATGTCAAAGAGGACTTTAATTAGAGGCATCTCAATATTATGAAGAACCCATGAAACTTTTTCCAGGTTATATTCTTCACATTGTTCAGTTCCAGGAGTCAAGTATTGTTCTTGAAATTCATAGAGTTCGAAAGTTTGCAAAGGGTCATAGGCCGCATACATATAGGCGACATCAGGAGGAATTAAACTAAAAGGAATTCCTTTGAACAAGTCATTGAATTTAGCAACCTCTGCGTTTTCTTCATTTCGAACATATTTAGAATGAAGACTTTTCAAGCTGTGAGACTCGTTTTCATTTAAAAGCATTGCGGCTAAATAGGTATCCCACGCTGGTTCATTCATCTTGACGCCAAGTCTCCAAAACATTGACTTCAAGTCGAATTTCGAATTGTGGTAGACAATAGGAATTCCTGAATCTACAATTTTTTGAAGCATTTTGGTCATGAACGCAGGCGAGATTTGATTTTTAAGTCTCATCTTCGTCATATTGCTAACATGATTGACAGGGGCATAGATTCCTTTTTGACTAGGTGAGTACAAGCAGACTCCTGCCAGCTCATCGTGAATAGTATCAAGTCCGTCAGTCTCAACGTCAATAGAACCTATTCCATCTTCAATCATTTTATCTACATACTGCTCGAGTTTTGCTTCCTCAGTGATTAACTCAAGTCTATCAAGAACGTGTCCAAGAATCCTAGTTGAAAGAGTACGAGCTCTAGCAACTGCGTCCTTTAGAGCGTTTCCTGAAATGTAAGTAACCTCAACTGCAGGCTTCCTGTTTTTCCGTTGAGCAAGTAACTGAGCATCATTCTTCTTGCTAGAACGTGGCTTTGCACCAAAAAGTCCTTTTTGTGACATTATTTTCCCTTTCCTAATCAATAATAAAGAGGGCTTTCGCCCTCATGTTAGAATCCTCGACCTCGTGTTGGAGGAGTTCTTCGACTAACTGAAGGAGTTCTTTCAGCTGCTCGACCTTGTGAAGATTCTCGTCCTGAACCTCGTCTTGGCGCAGGAGATGCTCCTCTACGCGAATTTGAACGACTTGAAGAACGCTCTTCTTGAAGAGTGAACTTGCCGTCAACCACGTCAAACATTTGGTCTTCGTCGAGGTCTAAAATTAGAGTTCCAAGAAGTTCGCTCTTTTCTGGAAAATCTTCAAGAGTAGCACTGTCTTCCGGACGCTCTGGAAGGAATTCGTAGGTAGTGCGTTGGTCACCTTTAGCTCCTGAACGAATGATTTCGAAAGGCTGAGTCACAAGGCTTCCATACTTATTGATGAATGTAACAATTTTTTGAACATATGAGCGACCGCGGTCCCATGTTTCAACTTTTCCGCTGTCATGGTTGTAAAGTTGAAGAAATAGTTTTTCAATACGAGGAAATCCGTTTTGGCATAGTGGGCAATTATCAGGATTAACTGTTTCCCCGTCTTCGCCAATAGCGTTGCAATTGATATAGCGTCGACGACCGTCAACGTCTGCTTCGTGGACTACGAAATAATCCATGTCTTCGCCTTCCGGGTCATCATACAATAGAGTGACAATTGCGCTGTCACCGTGGTCAGCGAGTGTGAAAAACTCGTTATTAGACCCTGAGCTAAATGTTCCTGATTTTTGAATTGATACTTTTCCCATATCGATTCTCCTTTTAAAGTTTTTTAATGATTGAAAGATTTTGAAGATTTTAAGGTTTCAAGGTTTGTTCTTTCATATATAATATACACGAAATTCACGTGATTTGTAAACCAATTATATAAAATCTTTTAATTTATTTTTTAGTGACTTCTTAGACTGACTAATAGCAGACCTGCTTACTCCAATTTCACGCGCAATTTCTGCGTCGCTTACTGAAGGACCGTTTTGAATGACGGACGAGATATAAGCATACTCTGTATTAGAAAGAGTCATGAAATCAAGACTTGCTTCAATTTCGATTTTTCCATAGTCTTCACAATAGCCAACAGTTGATAGAAAACTAAAATCGTCGCCTTCTTCATTTGTCGAAACGCTATCGAAAGTGACTTCTAAATACCAATTTCGATTCATAGATGGCGCATTTAGATACCTGTATTCCAAGACTATTCTGTTTTTGAAGAGTCTTGTAAGGTAAGTTGAAAACTTAGCACCCTGGTTCGATTTGAATGTTGCCAAACATTTTGAGATAGTTTCGAATGCAATACTTTCAATGTCATGTCGAGATAAGCATTTAAACCTTTTTGCGTAGGAATAAAGCATCCCAAAATAACGATGATAAGCAGACGCAATTGACATATCAGGGTCAAGAACATAGTTCTCAACACATTCGTCGTCAGTCCAGCCTTCGAATCCCACATAACTAGACACCAGTCTATTTACTTCTTTCATATTGATATGACCTCTTTTAAAAATTTTCTAACTATATTATACGATAATAAATGAATTTTTACAAGACTAAATCATTAAAATTTAATAATTCAGGATGGTCGTTTATATCCCACTTATTATCATAGAACTCTTTAGGGTAGTTTAGAAAACGGACAACCTTACTTCGTTTTAACTGTCGGTAGAGTTTTTCCTGCGCTGTCTGCCCAGCGTTATCAGGGTCAAGTGCTAGAACAATATTTCTATAAGGAAGTCGTTTTAGTAAATTGATTTGATTTCCTCCACCTACTCCCATAAGAGCGACTGCTGGAATCTTCATTGACCAAAGAGTCAAGCAGTTGATAACCGACTCAGTAACGAATACTTGACTAATAGGTTTTTCAAAATAGTCTCGAAATGCTGTAAGCTCATATTGACCATAAAGGAAATCCGTTTTAGGGTCATCTTCTCCGTACTGGTGAAACTTAGAACGAACACTTCGACGGTTGAAGAATACTGTCTCGCCTTTTAGGTTCCTCACAGGAAAAGTGATGCAGTCATGCAGTTTGTCGTAACCTACATCGAACATCTCAATGAGCTCGTCCGTCAATTTCCGTTCATACATATAAGGATGAATGAACCGGTACTTATCCAGTTCTTCTTCAGGAATGATTTTATGCTCGACTTTTTCAGTCTTTCCGTTTCTTCGAAATGCTTCAGGACTGACGCCTTGCCTAACTACTTCGCTAGATGTTCCAAAGTTCCTTTTCAGCCACTGGTTTCCATAGAATCCTCCATCCTTTCGTCCTAATACGTTCGAGATAAATTCAGTTAGTCCTGAAGTATAGCCGCAAGTGAAACAGTGAACCGTTCCGGCTTCTGTCACTTTACTTCCAGAATAAGATGGATTTCTACTCATACCGCAAGAGGGATGCTTTTCAGTCCCTCCTGCATGAAACGGGCATGAGAATTGATAGTTGCTTCCAAGCGACTTAGTTCGTCTAAAAATGAATATTCCTTCGTCCTCTAGTTGCCTTGAAAGTTTCTCAATTATTTGTTCAGGAGTCGCTTCAATTTGAAGACCATTTACTTTCATCAAAATGCCTCAACTCCTTCCCTTGAAACTTTACTTCGAAGACGAGAAGTTGACCTAGATGCTTTTGCTTTTAGTGAAGAACTTTCACTCTTTTCAGTTCCTTCTTCGCCTTCTTCTTTGAAGCCTATAAGCGTGTAGGTTCCAGTTTCAACGTCCCACATATATTCGATGATTTTTCTGTCTTCACCATATCGGTTTTTAACGACAGATAGTTCAAGTATGCCGGATTTTTCGTCACGCTTCATAGCGATGACTCGACTAGCATTTTGACCTACTCCGTCACTTTCTGCTATATGTTCAAGTTCCATATTTTCAGCGCCGTCAGTTTTAGCCGAACGACCTGCTTGGACGTTGAGTACAATGGGGATTCCATATTTAGCAGAAATCTTATATAGGTCCATGGTGATGTTGGCGTACTGGATTCGCTTCTGCTCCCTAGAAGGATAAGACTCGCTCATAAGTGAAAGCTGGTCAATGCCTACCACAGATGGTTTATATTTCGATATCATGCTATCTAAAATTGCGGGAGTGAGGTTCTTTCCGCCAATCATAAAGGGCGTGACTACCACGAGAGAATTTTCCGCCTCAGTCATTGCTTGAATGTGATTCTCGTATTTTTCGAACTGGTGGTCATTCCAAATACCTTTAGTGATTGAATTGATGCTAACATTAGAAAGAATAGTATCTATACGAGCACCGACTTGCATTTCACTCATTTCACCACTATATAGAAGAACATCATGCCCGTTCTTCCAAGCAGTTGCAAGCATCTTATCAATTGTCCACGACTTACCTTGTCCAGGTCGAGCCATTATGACAATCAAGTCCTCGCCAGGAAGTAATCCTCCAAGCACGTCGTCCAGTAGTTCAAACCCTGTCGATATTCCAAGTCTTTCACCATCATGGTTTCTAATATTATTTGCCCAGTCTAGTCGAAGTTTAGCATTTCGAGCAATGTCTAGTCCACCTACGAATTTAGAGCGATTGAAAAGTTCTTCTAGTTTTGGGATTATATTAGCAATCGCAATGTTACTATCTACTTGAATATCCTCAGCCGCCTCCGTTAAAATAGGCACCAGTGAATTATAAAGATGCTCCTCTTTTAGCTTGTCGATAAGATACTCATCAGTTTCGCCAATTTCGAAGAATTCGAATCCAGGAAAATGGTCGAGAATAGTTTCGTCATCCGGAACTCTTCCATATCTCGAAAAGTGTTCTTGAATAAATTGATACTCATCTAAATAATCCGTGAAGTATTCTTGGTCAATTCCATTATTCTCTAAAATGGACAAGCTCTTTTCTTCGAGAACTTTATTTAAGACTTGAAGTTGTATCACTCTCCCACCTCTTTCAATTTTCCTACATGCTGTCCCTTTTCATTGTAGAGAGGACTTTCCTTGGCCCCTGGAGCACTTCCTAGCCAAGCTCCTGAACTATCGACGGTCAAGTAAACGGCTGACTTTTCTTTCTGCTTATAGCGTTGAATCACCTTATCTTGAGACTCTCGTTCATTATGCACTCCTGCACAATAAGACACCGCGCAGCAAATACAAAGAAAGACAATTTGCCAAAGAAAAATAGTTGTGATGTTACTATATCTATGATTCAATTTCGTCTACCTCCAATCCTCTTACATTGCTTGCCTGAAAATCTAGAACCACTGAAGTATCATATATACGACTATAAAGCCTTTGGCCTAAAAGGTCAATAATTTCATCATCACTATAATTAGTTGTATAGATAGTTGACAAGTTATTATCAACCCTATAATTGACAAGGTCATAAAGATAAGGATAAGAGGCCTTGGTTAAGGAACCTCCACCTATTTCGTCTATGACTAATAGTTCACAAGTCTTAAGGCGCTCGAACCTTTCGAGAAATTCTTGCATAGTTTGAAAATAATTGTAGTCGCCAAACTCAGTCAAAAGTTGAGCAGACACTACAAACATTCCTTTCTCGACAATTCTTCCATCAAGTGCAGTTTCCGCTAAATAGCGTTGCAAAAGTCGAACCGCCCAACTAGTTTTTCCATTCCCGACAGTATTCGAAGCAATAACAATACTGAGACCGTTTCGAACCTCTTCGACTATATTTGCTCGAACAGCTTCTAGCCATTCCCAGCATTCCTTGTCGGCTTTTCGTTCAACTAATACTTGAGGTTCGAAATACTTTTGAGGTAGTCCACTTTTCTCGAAAAGGTCATTTAACTTTTTCTTCCATATTCTATCAGCTAAATTTTCCAACTTTTCTCCTTTTTATATTTTCGATACTATAATTTATTATTTCTCGATTATTGGTGTATATATACCGGCCCGAAAGAATCAAGATTGATAAATTATACGCCAATTGAGGTCATTTTGTTAAGCAACTTTTTAAAAATCTAAAAATAGTCTACTTAACTAATAAAATCCTTCGAATTTTGAACCCATTTTTCCCTCGAGTTCGTCCAAAATCCAGGCTCTTTTGAAAGTCGAGACCGTTATAAACTTCTCAGTAAGGTTCAATCGTTTTCGAACATTTTCATATTTAACAAAACTCTCAGCTAAAAATCGACAAAGTTCAATGTTCGACTCGATGTTTAGATAAGATTGAACATTTTTCATCGTGTTCGAAAAGTTGAACCAGTTATAATCGATGCATTTAATTCCAAAAACAAATTCGTACTGAACTATAAAGAAAGATGATACTTGCTTCATATTAGGTTCGAACTGTTTTCCGTTAAGTGCTTCAACTATTTGAAAATAATCTTGCTCAACTTTCGAAAGACCTGTTGCCACGTCCTTTTGAAATAAGGTAGAACGAGTTTTAGGCTTGTCTTTGAATGCTAGTTCAATTCCGTTCTTAGACTTTTTAGAATTGCCTATTCTTTGCCTTGCCACTTATTTCCTCCTTATGGTATAATATTAACCTTCTAAAATTAACGCAGACAGCGGTTGCCTGCGCAAGTGGTGTGATTGGATTCTGCTAACCCTAAAAACGTCGCAGAACCAAAAATATCGCTAAATTTTAGCCTTTCCAAAACGAATGCCTTCTGTAACAGAAATGACAACTGCTGGAAGAATTGCTTCTTGGTCAATCTCGCCGTGATAAATCATATCCTCGAGAAGTTTCGTATTGATGACAGGCTTGTATTCGATAAGCCCTGAAAGTTTTTCACACATTTCTTCCGTCTCGGCTTCGTCAACTAATTTTTCGATAATTTCTTTCAAGCGTTCTTCGTCCATAGTCGAGCGCTCTGTTGTGTAGAAGGTAGCAGAAAAGTGCTTACCTTGAGCAGATTCAATGTCATTTTCTTTCATGTACTCTTTTAGAGCATCACGGAGACCTTTAACCTGCTTCTCCATGTCGCCTTTGGTAGCATTTAATTCACCGGCTTCTTCAATTGCAGCGATGAACTGCTTTTCATCTTCAAATTTCATTTAATTCTCCAATCCGTGTTCACGTTTAAATGCTTTAGCATCTTCTTGAATTGCTTCCCTTTCAGTTTTCCCTACAAGAGTTCGAGTGTAGAATGCCAAGTCACCGCGCATTAGGTTGTCCCTAAATCGTTTGAGTTTGTTCACGCCTTCGTCATCCCAGAATCGAGAGCCACGGTGGTCAAGGTCCGTTCTAGGTTCAGGAAGAACAAACGGGAAGTGAATGTTATTTTCTTCGGCGAAGTCTTTTGCTTCATACCAAACATTAATCGTAGATAAGGAGCGGTTCAACATTTGACATACTTCTCCAACTTTATACCAATTTTTTCCTTCAGTGAATTTCATCTAAATACCTTTCTATTATCTTGCATTGCTCCTTGTTGAGCAGTTTGTCGAGTTTTAAAATTCTAGTTGCTGTCCTTTCAGGAATTTGAAGAATACTTGCAAGCTCGCTAGGTGACATATCAATCTCTTGAGCTAGTTCGAGTGCAGTTTTTCTTCCGTTCCTGTCAGGCTTCCTTTTTGTGTCTTTCCTTAATATGGAGATAGTTTTCATTCTATTTGAGCAGGATATCGAAAAGGTTGCCAATTTTAGATTTCATAGGCTTACCGTCTACGATATAATCTGCTAGTTCTCCTTTCCTTTCAATAAGGTCTTCTATACGTTCGTCGACCGTTCCTTTGGCGACAAGCGTGTAGATAGTGACAGAACTTTTTGCGCCAATTCTATGGCACCTATCTTCTGCTTGGTCCTTTTCTGCGCGTGTCCACGGGCTGTCTAAGAAAATAACCGTATCAGCCTTCGTCAAAGTGAATCCTGTTCCTAGCGCACCAATAGTTCCTAAAATGACAGAAGCCTTTTTGTGATTCATAAATTCTTCTATCTCGTTGAACTTGTCTGCCGTTTCACCTGTTACCAAGTTGCATTTGACTGACTTCGAAAGAATTTTAGCAAGTGGTTCAATAATCTTTTCCCAATTGCTAAAAATGACGCAGGACTTTCCTTGCTGGATACATTCTTCGACAATTTCGATACATCTTTCGAACTTACAAGATTTGACATCTTGGGTAGTTAAAATCGAAGGATTTCCAGTCGCTTGTCGAAGTCGAATTGTTTCGGCGAGAGGGTTAGGCATGAGCTTTACCTTGTCAATTTCTTCAACAAGTTTAGTTAAAACTTCTTTATAGATTTTAGCTTGCTTAGAGTTCATATCGACGTACTCTGTGACTCGAATCTTTTCAGGCAAGTCTAAAACTTCTTCCTTAGTTCTTCTAAGCATGTAGTCGTTGACAAGCTCACGAAGTTCAGCTAGGTTTCGATATCCAGTGATTTGATTAAACGGGTCGACGATACAGTATCGCTCTTTGAACTGAGTCAGTGTATGATGTTCTGCTCCTAGCCATTTCATAACATTAAATACATCAATTGGGTTATTCATTAGAGGAGTTCCTGTAAGGCCCATCTTGTAGTAACTTTGAAGCTTTTGAATTGAAGCGCCTTGCTTACTTGAAGGATTCTTACACTTGTGAATCTCGTCAATAATAACCATTCCAATTTCTCCGCTTTTCGTCAGTTCATTTAAGTATTTAATGAACACAGCATCGCGAAGAGTTTCAATATTAGTAATAAGGAAAAATTCGTCGTGTCCACCAAGCAAGTCTTCTGCCCGTTTAGAAACTCCATCAATGACTAATTTTCCATCTTTAGTGACTCGACTTCCTAAAATATGAGCCGACTCATTTGAATGAATACCTACCTCTTTTGCCCAATTCCATTTGAGCCCTGATATGCAACATACGATTAGACAATGTTTGAAACTTGCCTTCCTGCTAACTGCAATATCAATTGCCTGTTTAGTTTTCCCTAAACCTTGCTCATCGCCTAAAAGGAAACATGGATGCTCTTGTGCGTATTCGAAACATTCAACCTGGTGCGCGAATGGAGTAGTCTTGAACGAAAACTGCTCATTGCTCGAAGAAGCTATTCGGTTTCGAGAGTCAATGTAGTCTTGAACATCTTTATCGAGTTCGCCGAAGATGTGAAGCTCCCATTCATCTAGAGCGTCTATAACATTATTGAAATACTTATAAGGTAGTTCGAAGTTATTAGAAGACGTTTCGACTACATTGGGCAAGCTGGAAATCTTTTCTGCCATTTTAACTGCATCTTCATCCGTGCTTGCCCATGTTTCAATGAATATGGTTCGACCTCGCCTAGCTTTCGAACGTGCTATAACGATTTCAATCATAGCGAAGAAAGATGAGAAGCTTCAATCAATTCCATTGCGGTGTCAATATCTTCTTCCTTGACGAGTTTGAATATTCCGTCAATCGCCCATTCGTAAGATGCAGGAGCAATAGATGCAAGAAGTTTCTTTTGGTCTTCTGTCAACCCTTTTGCGCGAACTCCAATTGAAAGTCCCTTCCTAGTTTCTTCGATAGTAACGAAGTTCTTCTTAGAGCGGTAGGCGATGTAAGACTGAGTGACGATTCGAGTAGACGCAGGAAAGGCTTCGACAATTCGACTTTCAAGAGCCTTAGTAATTGCCATCACGCTTTCTTTTTTAGGAGCAGGTTTTCGAACAGTAGATTTCTCACTAACTGAACCAACTTCTTCCGGCTGCTCTTTAACTTCAGGAATTTCTTCCTCAAGGACTTCCTTTTTAGGTTTAGGAACGACTCTACCTTTTCGGGCAGGTCGAGCAACTGCAGGAGCAGCCTTTTTAGCAGGTTTAGCAGCTTCTTCTTTTTTAGGTTCAGTTTCCTCTGCCATTGTGTACCAACGCTCTAAAGTTGAAGCTGAAAGGTGAAGTTCGCCTCCGTCTTCTAGTGATTCCAAGTCAGCTTTCTTCTCGTCTGCTAAAATTGAAACAATTTTAAACTTCGTTAAAGACTTAGCTCGTAGCACAACATCGCCTTCTTTAAGGTTTTCGAATTTAATTTTTGACATAATGTCCTCCTCGCCTTTCGGCTTTATTTATTTTTATAATTGTATTATACGATAATGAATGAATGTTGTCAAGTATTTTTGTAAAAATTTTTTATAAAAATAAAACGCCCCACAATTATGTAGGGCGGAAAGGGTCATATCAACAATCATGAATCATGTTGACTATTTAATTATAATTGAAATTTTCGAATAAGTAAATAGACTAATATAATACTCAAAGTCCCGCAAGGTTTGAGCCTTACAGGACCGAGAGAATCAATATATTTAAGAAAATTTCCTTTCTATATATTTCAATTATTAAACTTTAGCAGTAATGAGCCCATCCGGCTCTACTGTGAACTCAGGCTTATCAGCCAAGCGTCCGTCAGGCAATAGTAGGTACCAGCCGTCGTTATAACGGATGAACGCATTAGATTTCATGTCACCGTTGGTAGCATCACAATAATACCAATTATCGTAATACTTAATCCAACCGGTTACCATTGAACCATCGCGATTGAAGTAGTACCATGACTCGCCAATCCGTTTCCATGACGTAGCCATATAGCCGTCCCGGTCGAACCAGTACCAATGACCATCAGTATGTTTCAACCATTTCTCAGCGAGCATGTAGCCTTGGTCGTCAAAGTAGAACCAAGACTTGTTTTCTTCGATATACTCGAACTCATCTTTTGGATAAGTTCCATTTGCTCGAGCGTACCAGAAACCAGTAGCATCTTTCTGCCAACCGAGTTTTTTCTCAGCCGGTTGAGCATTTGCGTTAGTCAAGCGATAGACGTAGTAGTAAGGCTGACCTGCATAGTACCAACGCTCATCGTGGTCGTTGACGGAAATTCCGTCGTAGGCGTAGTTGCAGTGAATGATATTATCACTATCAATAAACATCCCTGTATGACCTCCAGCGCCTGCGCTAGCACCTTTGCGTCCCCAGATGAAGATGTCGCCTCGTTTAGCATCCCACGGAGCATTTTCACTAATTAGTTCATAACCGTTTTCAATAAGCCATGCGTGCATGTACTCAGTATTGACTGCCCATCCAGCACTTGAAGCTCCAGCTGAGCGAAGAGCATAGTACATAGAACTTGAGCAGTCATAGCTATCAGGACCATCTCGAAAGTCCATGCTATAAGATACTCGACCCTTTCGGGCTTGCATCCACGCAACGCCTTTTTCAATAGCTACCCCCATTATTCCACCTCAGTGTTTTGAGCTTCTTGTTCTTTTTGGTAGTTTCGGCTAGAAACTCCTAGAACAGTACCTGCAAAAGTTGCAAGAAGTGCAATGGTACCTGTGATAGCAGTAGTGTCAAATTGATACAAGGCTCCAAGACCTGTAATTAGTGCAATCGCTGCTGGAACGACTACGGTTACCACGTTCTTTGCTACGTCATATTGTTCGTTAGATAGTTTCATCTAAATCTTCCTCCCTAATTGGTAATTTCTTGTATTTTTCATACAAGGCTTCAACTTCACCATTTCCGCCAAGGTTCTTATAACTTTCGAATAAAATAGAGAGCTCTCTAAAATGGTCGAGAGTTGTATAGCCTGTTATCACTTCCCTTTTTAAGTCGTGATAAAGACGGTAACGTTGAATTTTTCTAGTTCCGTCTTGAATGACGTCATTTTGGTGATTGATTTCTACTGTCCTTTGGTCGATTCCGTCGACCTGCTCTTTAAGTGTTCCTAGTGTGCCTGAAATTTCTTCTAACACTGCTCTATTCTTACTAGCATGCCACTCGAAAATCTTATTAACAAGAACAGTAAGTAACCCGGTGCACGCGGTGATAATCGTCGTCAAGACTGCTGTATCTGTTAGCCATTCTGGCATAGATTGGCGCCTCCTTTTCTCGATTATCGTGCGTCTTCAGTTCCTGACTGTTCAGCCAAGATTTCATCTTCGATAGCGTAACGAGTTTCGCGAAGTTTTTGCTCGTCTGCTCGAAGTTCCTTACGATGAGCAGCATACAGGTCAGGGTCGTGAAGCGTCTCGGACACCGTTGATACTGCATTTGCGTCAATGTTGATAATAGTAGTCTTAACAAGTTTCTTTTCAGTTCCTTGACCGACTGTAAATTCTGCAACAAGTTGACGGGATTTTGTAAGTTCTAACATAGTTCTCACCTCCTTTCTAAAATATTATAACATTATTTCGAACCAAATTAAATACGGAATGAAACATTGTCTAAATTTAACCAAGTCTTATCTACGCCTTCCTTGACAACTAATCTTCCGTCAGGGTGAAGCGATAGGATAGCATTTCCGTAAGAATTATTAAGAGCCTGTAGGTATATTTGATTTCTAGGTCTAAATCCTTCAGGAAGCACTGCAATAGCGGTTTCCTTGTCAGTGACACCTTTCCATACGTTCCCCTTGAAATAGACTACGCCTTCGAAAGTTTTTGAGTAGTAGGCATCGCCGTAGCTAGAATAGTGGTTCCATCCGTTTTGAAGAACTAGTTTCTGCCAACTAGCATCAGTGAAGTCGTCTTTGAATATAAACTCTCTCCACGCAGACGGAGCCCATTTGCTACCGTTATTAGATATTCGAAGGAACATTCTAGGTTTACTAGATAGAGATATAAAGGTTTGAACAAGTTTCCAAGAATCTAGCCACCAGTTTTGAAATAGTCCCCAATCTCTTCCCGTAGGATTATCACTGTACTTACCACTTCGCCAGCCAACCTCTGTTCCCTGCTTATTCCAGACATCGTCCCACTGTCTACTGCCTCTAGACAGTCCTCCGTCATTGTTGATTAGCTGATACTGTTGAATAGGTTTTCCTTCAACATAAAGATTTCTAGCTCTTACATCGTTTAGATAAGCGTTACCTGCATAGATATCTCCGGCCGCGTCAATTGAACCGGGTTTCCCCTGCTCTACAACTTTACCTACTCCTAGTCTACCGTCTTTGTCGTAGTTGAGAACTACTTTCTCAGTCGCGATAGTTGAACTGAATGTCGTAGAAGTAAATCGGTCTCGAAGAACTGCTTTGACTATATAAGACTTGTCAGCTCCATAACTTCCGCCTAAATTGGCGGACGAGTTAGTTAGTAGACTGATTGAACTGAAAGTAGCAGTAGCAGGACCTCTATCCTCTACGAAATTTTCAGTGTTTAAAGGTGCTACTGAAAACGTGATTTGCATAAAGTTCTTTTGCTGTCCACCTATAGATATAGGAGCAATCTTTGCATTTCGAAGAGCTTGCAAGGTAGCTGGGTTTTGTCTAGTTCGTTGAACAGAAAAACTCAAAGCAGGAGCAAAGTATTCAATCACATTGATTTGAACATCTTGAACATTGGATTGCTTTCCTCGACTATCTGTAACCCACGCTCGAACCGTTGCGGCTCCATTAAAGTTCATTATTCCTAATTGAGCTCCATTCTTCGAAATAGACTGATTTCGATTAACGATTTCAGCGTGAAAAGTTTCAATTGAAGAACCGTAAATTCCTAGGGCATTATTAAAGTTGACTTGAATATTCGACATAATTTGAAGGAAAGTATTTCCGTTCATAATTTGTTTGACATTCGAATTTGTTTCGACTAAAGATATGCTAGAAAATGTAGGTTTCACACTATCAGGAATTTTAAAGTTCCATCCATTTGAATAGATGTCGTTACCTATTTGAGTGCTTCCGTTATAGGTTCGAACTCTAATATCCATCGTTCCTGAATTTGCTTTAGGTAGGTATCGTGCAAGGTCGAGGGGCGGAGTGAATGAAACGCTGGTGGTATGATTCCTTCCTAGGTCTATCCATTCGCCTCCAAACACTCTATACCAAACTTGGTGAGTGAACGTGTTTACTTTACGGTTGAGGTTGATAGTGTGAAGCGAACCTAAATATCTATTTCCGTCTAGTCCAGCAACTTGTGACGAACGAGGTATCTTGTCAAAAGTATAGGTTGAAGAAATCGTAATGTTTCCATGAACTCCGTTATTAGGGTCAAATGATGCCCAAACGTCCATGGTCTTATTCCCTTCGCTGTCATGGGGGACAGTAATTTCCCCGCTCGCGAGAGTTATTTCTTCTCCACTAGTATCGAAATCAAGATTGCTATTATATACATAAGCACCATTCAACCATACTTTTAAAAGACTGATATTTCCATAGGTCCAGGTTCTATAGGCTCCTTCACGGTCAACAGTTGCTCTCCACCTTACTCGTGAAGTATTGTTAGTGATGTCTTGACTAATTTGCTCTACATACAGATTCAAGCGAAGATATCCGCTCCAGTTTGAAAATCTTGTCATTTATCTCTCCTTATCCTACATACCGAATCACATTCATATCTGCGTTAAATGAATATTGCTCGGTTATAAATCTACCAATTTGAACAGACTGAGTGAAGATACCATTATCGATATGAATAACTCCTTGACTAATATACATAACCTCTTTCCCTGACGAGAACATTGAAATTCGGTCACTTGAAACTTTAATGGTCGAACTTGCATCATTCTTACCAATAACGAGACCTTCGTTACTTGAGCTCATATAGGTGTCGACAAATTTTTTCAGCTCACGAAGTCCACCAAGTTCTTGAACAGTGGCCTCAATTCTACTTGCGGCTTCAATAAGGTCACTTTCTGCTTTCTTAACAGCTTCCTCGTTGGCTGCTATTCGACCATTATAGGCTTTCTCTAAATCACTTAGCTGCTCCATGGTTGCTTTAGCTTTTAGTTCAACGTCGTGAAGTTGAGCTTTTTCTGCAAGAGCTGTTAGTTGGGCATTGGTTAGTTTATGGTCTGCTTTAGAACTGATATCTTTTTGAATGTCTTCCGGAGCTTGTGAAAAGTCTGTAGAGACTGTTCCTATCTCAACTTTAGGGAATGCAATCCAGACAGTAGCAGCAGTAAAGACATGAAGAATTAGTTCATTAGTAGCATTTGAATTCTCTTTCCTTATAAGCTCAATATCGTAGAATCTCCAATCGGTAGTCAATCGAACAGGCTGAACGGCTCCTCGATATCCTGCCCGGGCCTGAAAATTCGTATCATTGACGGTGGATTTTGCCCAAAAACTAAATCTCACCGACTTATTTGCCATCTCGTCAACGGTTGCTAGACGTGAATCTCCTCCTGTCGCAAACGTGACTTTTTGGTTCGTTTGCTTACCGTTAAAGGTAGAAACAATTTTTAAAGTGTTGGCTCCTCTAAACTTGTTATCAGTGTCAATACTCAACGTGAGTTGACCTTGCGTTTGGTCTTGAGTATCTGCTACATAATAGGTCGAATATTTTTCCTTTAGGCCGTACTTAAATAAAGAGTTAAGAAATAGATTTCTTCCGCCTATGATGACATTTGCAAGCCTATCGAACCATCTATACCTAGTTCGGTCACGACTGTCATTAGGCTCGAAGTCACTATAATATCCCATATATTGCTGGTTTTGGTCCTCTAAGCTAAAATCTTTCGAGCCGTCAGAGCTGCTAGAGTAAGCGATATGGAAGTATGAAGTTTTTCCGTCTGTTCCAGATTTACCTGGAATACCTTGAGCCCCGTCATTTCCTTTCCATTTCGTCCATGTATAGGATGCAGGGTCTTTTGAATGAACAGGATTAAAATCTTGATACTGGCCGACGTATGCTCTACCTGGGTCAGTATGACTAAATCCTTCTCCATTAGGGCTGTCCGAGAAAGCTAGGTGAGTATATTGCGAGCGCCCATCGGCCCCTGGAGTCCCTGGAATACCTTGAAGCCCTTGAGGACCTTGAAGACCTTGAACTCCTCTAGGACCGGTTTCACCTATTTTGGAAACTGAGTAACCTGTTTCGCTAGAGTCATCAGTATAGTTCCAAACAGTTTTCGTCCACAAGAAGAATCCTGGTTGAACATTTGGAATAGTAGAAGTCCAATTTGAAGTAGGCGCAACTGTTCCTGAGGTTGAGCCTGCGTAGGTAATGGTCGTAGACTTAATTCCTACCCCATCCTTACCAGCAATCCCATTTTTACCGTCATTCCCGTCTTTTGGAATGTAGGTTTTTTGGTACCCTGTTTCAGTAGTTGAATCTGTATAGGTCCAAATAGTTCGAGTCCAGAGATATTGACCTTTAATTAAAGAGGGAACTTGTGAAGACCATACTCCAGGAACCGCAGAATCCGTAGGACTAATTCCATAAGAAACTGAGGTTGACTTCAAGCCTATTCCATTTTTTCCTGCAATTCCGTCACGACCTGCGTCGCCTTTTGGACCCTGTTCGCCCATCCTTGAAACTGAATATCCAATTTCATCAGTTTGGTCGGTGTAGCGCCATCTTGTTCGAGTCCATAAATATTGACCGCCTGGAACAGTAGGAACTTGCGTCGACCATCCACCAGCTGGAGCTTCAGTAGCAGATGGTGAACTTGCATACATGACTTCAGTTGCGGCTATACCTACTCCATCTTTACCTGCGATTCCGTCTTTTCCGGAATTCCCGTCTTGCCCTATATAGGCAACAGAATATCCAGTTTCATGTGAGCCGTCAGTGTATCTCCAAAATGTTTTAGTCCACAAGAATCGACCTTTTATGAGTTCAGGAACTTGTTCGCTCCATCCATTTTCAGGCTCTTGCGTTCCGGAAACGGATACAGCATAAGTGATAGAAGTATCTGCTATCCCTACTCCGCTCTTTCCAGGTACACCGTCGACTCCGTCACGTCCAGGAGCTCCCGGTAAACCTTGGTCACCTTTTGGACCTTCTAGTCGAATCCATGTAAAGTCGTCAGGAACTAATTCACTTGGTTTCTTATTAGTGTTTAAGACACCAATATATTTTCCAGATTCTGCATTAAAATTAGTCCCTAAAATGTCATCTGCGTATCTAATGACAACTTGGGACTCATTTACAGTTTCCCCTGAAAGAACTCCTTCGCCGTCCTCATTTAGCAAGTCCATCAAGTCTTTTCGAGGGTCTTGGAAAATGATAGTAGAGTTTGAAAGGTCATCGTAGTCAATTTTTCTAGCAGATATCTTTCGCCACTCGATAACATCATAATGGTCGTCGACAATTAGTTGAGTATGATGCAAGTCAGGAACCTTGTTATAAAGGACCGCTGAAGCTTCATATCCAATTAGAGGGCGACTATAAATGTCAAGATAAGCACGCGCAGCACTCATCAAATTTTCTTTAATTCTAAAACGTTCGTCGCTTTTAGATTTCGCAATATATCGAGGCTTCATATGTCGTGTAGTGAACCATGAAACATCAATAAGGTATTCACTTCCATTGTTGATAGAAGCAAACGTTAAAGGCTCTTGACTGCCTTCTTCTTTTTTACCTGTCAACTTGTAGGCGGTACATAAGTTTCGAGAATCTTCCTGCCTAGTGACATATTTCAAATTCTCTTCAACTACAAGAGGAAAGTCTACTTTAGACTCGACGTAAGGTTGAAGGAATATCACGGTTTGGACAATTCGAACCTCTTGTCTAATTAGTTCTTCATATCCAAACGTCAATTCTAAATTATATTGCTTTGCAAGATATCGAAGATGCCAAAGCATTGAATTTTCTGCGGCGGTTATACTTCGAACCTGCTTATTAGCACCATCTGGAGGACAAACTAGTCGAACCCACTCACCTGCATCTTTGATAATATCTAGCGCGACAGCTCCTACAGAAGAAGCAACGTGTTTCAACTTCCTAGGCAAGCCTTCTGCTAGTTCATACCACAATGCGTAGCAAGTAAACTTAGTAAGCCCTTTGACATCTTCTACGTCCTGAGCATATTTAATTCGAAACCATCTGCCTCCATACTGGATAACGTTTTCGACCTTTAAATGTTGATAGATAGAGGAAGTTTCAATGCTTTCGAAAGTGAAAGTTTCCTTTCCTCTTGCTCGAGTCACAATTTCATCCTCATACTGCTTGCTAAAGATTTCATCACTTGCTCCAATTAGATTGAAGTTTTGGTCATATACTTGAACAATTTCGCTAGGAATTGGACTCATAGGTAAATTATTGTCAATCATATATTCCCTTTCTAATAGTAAGATGGATTTAGAAACAGTTCAACTTGAGCTGGAAGAGTAGATTTCCAGGCTGCTGCGTCGTCGGCTCGGTATTCAATGGTAATTGTTGAATTTCCATTAGGAATCTTGAAGAATGCGCCTCGTTTAATGTATCTAAATAAGTTAGTCGCTTGATTTGCACTGCTAATTTTGATAAGTTCAAAGGTTCCAAGATTTAGAATAATAATCGAACCATTTTCCATCAATACTGAATTAGTTCCAAACTCAACGAACTGTCCTGAACTTTTCTCACCGATTCGAAAATATCCTTTGATTTGAGAAGTAGTTCTTATCTCTACTCTAAATTGTCGAGTAGGTCTACCTGGGTTAGGTAAGCTATCGCCTCCTAAAGCAGGTTGGAATTTATAAACCTTTCGAACTGTTGAATCGCTGTACTCGTAAGCATCTTTGAACTGAATTCCTAATTTAACGACAAGAGAAGTATCCTTAAAGGCTTGAACGTCTACAAGTTTTCCTTGCTCAGTTTCTCCTAAAAATTTTCCCATTCGATAGTATCCAGGGTCTTCAAGTGTCGAAATTCTCCAAAATGACTTCGAGCGGATAAATTGTTTGAATTGTCTATATTTTGCATTGACTTGTTTTTCGGTTTCTCCGTGGAACATTAGGGTCACGCTTCCAGTAAGAGCGGACATAGCATTAGACGGAGAATCTAATACTCCGTCTATGCCTTCAGGGTTTTTGAATCCTGAGTCCTTAAATCCTGCGAAAGTGAGTCCTACATATTCTAGCACGGTTGCACCTTTGTCGACAAGGTCAATTCCGTCGACCAATAGCGTCTGTCTGCTAGCCATCTATTTCTCCTTTACGGTGTTACAATGTTACCAAACCCTGATAGAGTTTCTTTACTTCTATTATACAATCCTCTCGACAGTTTGTCAACGTCGTCATTGTTTCGAACTACGATTGTTCCAATGTTGACAACGGTTTGCTCGCCTTGATTGTTTTTAGATTGTGACTGAGGTTGGTTAGGTTTATCAGTTCCTGTATTGAACAAGTCTACTCGAGGTGAACCTGCGGCGTCACGAACCTCACCGAAATCAGGAGCTGGAAGAGTTTCAGGAAGTTGGTCAGTCATCTTATCGTAAATGGATTTAACCTTTTCAATAACTCCATTCTCTTGAATATTCATCTTCACGTCGCTGAGAGCTTCAGTGACAGTTTCAGCCATTTCTTTAGCCTTGTCCCGTGTAGTTCGAATCATGTTACCAATACCATTTACGAACCCTTGACCTGTGTAGATACCCATCTGCTCCATGACACGTGACGGAGAGTGGATACCGAGAAAGCCCTTAACAGCATTCAACGCACTGCTAGCCATATTAGCCGCCGCACTTACCGCAGAACTTACCATTGAACTGATACCATTGATGAATCCTCGAACAAGGTTGACCCCTGCACTTACCATTTGTCCAGCGAATCCAGTAACCTTAGAAACAATTGAAGTTCCCATGCTACCTACTTTCAAGACAGCTGAACCAATCATTGAAGCAAGACCACTAATGAAGTTTCGAATTAAGGAAGCTCCTCCTGAGACCATTTGGCCTACGAAACTAGCAATCTTGCTAATAACTTGACCCATCATGCCTCCGGAAGTAGAAACCACTGAACCTATTAGTGATGCAATACCTTGAATCAATGCTTGAATAAGTCGAACACCTGCTTGAAGTAGTTTAGGAACGCAGTCGACAATTGCTTTAAGCAATGCAACCATAAGTTGAACAATTCCTGCTAGAAGTGATGGTATCATTTGAACAATCCCCGCCAAGAGTGACATGATTAATTGAACACCTGCTTCTAGTAGTTTAGGAAGTGCGTCGAGCAATCCTGTAAGCAAAGTGGTGATAATATCGACGGCTGCTACAAGCAAGTCTGGAAGCATTTCGATAATACCTTGTATCAAGGTCACTAGAATTTGAACCCCCATTTCTAAAATAGGTCCAATAGAGGTCGAAAGTGCATTGACAAGTCCCATGATAATTTGCAAGGCGGCATCTAGTACAGCAGGAAGGGCTTGAATTATCCCTTGAACAAGAGCCATGATAATTTGCAAGGCTGCTTGTAGAATAGCCGGTAAAGCCTGCATAAGACCTTGAATGAGCGCCATTTGAACTTGAATAGCAGCCTGCAAGATAGTAGGAAGAGCTTGAACAAGTCCATTGAATAATGCTAAGATAATTTGCAACCCTGCTTGTAAGATTGTAGGCAAGGCTTGAGACAGCCCGCTTATAAGAGTCGAGATGACTTGTGTTGCAGCCGACAAGATAGTAGGAATGGTCGAACTAATAGAGCTTACCAATGCCTGAATAATCTGTGTACCGGTTTCCATCATCTTAGGAAGAACAGTTGAAATAGTTTGAACTAATGACTGAACGACATTTGTAATCGTTGAAGTTATTCCAGGCAAGGCAGATACAATTCCCTGAATAATATTATTCAGGATTTGAGTTCCTTTTTCTACGAAGGTAGGTAAAAATTGAGTAATCATATCTGCCGCAGATTGAATAGTAGAGGACAAGTTAGTGAATACCTGAGTTATTCCATTAGCATTTAATTCTCCTGTCCTTGCCCAAGCAGACAAGAATCCTACAATTAGACTAATAGCAAATCCTACTGGCCCTGAAATACCGAGAAACGCTAGACCAATTTTCGTAAGAATAGGAATAATGAGTGCTATGACTCCTCCTACTTTACCGAATACGCCTCCCATTCTCTCTAGACTTCCGCTGATAAACGAACCGATATTTCCGCCTAATGAACCTAAATCAATCCCGACACTTTGCAAGGCTGAAGTTAGGTGAGTCATCAGTGAGTTCTTCATTTCAACTACTTTCTCGCCAACCTTTTGGAACCCTTCACCTAATACTTGAAGTTGATGAGTAGTCCATTCAATCGAAGCCGATAGGCCTGCCTTGAGTGCGCTTCCTACTGTATGAATGAAATTTCTAAATTTCTCCGACTTCGTGTAGGCTATCATAAAGGCGGCAGCCAGTGCGTATATGACAGCAATGACAATACCTATCGTCCCCATTGTACCCATGAAAGCAGGGCCTAAGAACTGCATAGCGATTCTAATTTTAGTAGCCATTGTCAAGAATGTACCAAAGGCTAAAAGTAAAGGACCTAAGGCTGCAACCATTCCTGCAAATATAACAACCATCTTTTGACCGGTAGGTGACATATTTACAAAGGCTTCGAAAACCTTAGTGATTGCTCCTACAATTTTAGCAAGAGCTGGTTCGAGAATTTGTTGAACAATAATAGCAACAGACTCGAAAGCTCCTCCCATCTGCTCGATTTTACTAGCAAGGTTGTCCTGCATAGTTTCTGCCATTTCCTTAGCAGCTCCGTCCGAGTTCACGAGAGCATTGGTCATCTTATCCAATTTCTCAGGACCTGCGTCTAATAGTGCAAGCATACCGGAGAGAGAGTTTTGACCGTAGAGCGTAACGATATGTCGGTTCCGTTCTTCCTGAGTAAGTCCTGCCGTAGCTGTTTTCAGTTGAGCGATTTGTTCTCTTAGTGGAATCATGTTTCCGTTCGCGTCGTAGAACGAAACTCCTAATTCCTGCATAGATTTAGTCATCGCCTTTGTAGGCTTAGCAATACGCGAGAGAGCGCCTCTAAGCGTGGTTCCGGCTTGCGAGCCCTTAATACCAGCGTCGGCCATAATACCTATAGAAGCAGCCGTTTCTTCAAGGCTCAAGCCCATAGAGTGAGCAACCGGTGCGACGTACTTCATCGCCTCTGCCATGTCACTCGTCTCAGCGTTGGTATCAGCTGCTGCTCGAGCAAATACGTCAGCGACGTGCCCTGCTTGTCCGGCTTCTAATCCAAAAGCTCGAAGTGAACTAGCCATGGCCTCGGAGCTCGCGGCCACATCTCCTCCAGATACGGCAGCCAGGTCAAGTACCCCTGGCATCGCGTCCATGATTTCATTTACCTGGAAACCGGCTGAAGCTAGATTTTCCATACCCTGAGCAGCCTCTTTGGCACTAAAAGCAGTTTTAGCACCAAGGTCGATTGCTTGAGTCTTCATTCTACCAAGCTCTTCTGCTGTCGCTCCTGCAATAGCTTGAACACGGGACATTTGAGCTTGGAATTCATTCCCTACTTTAATAGAGGCGGCTGCAAATCCCATAAGAGGAAGGGTAACCGCAGTCGTAAGTCCTTTCCCTAATCCTGTTAAAGCAGAACCAATTTGAAAGGACTTCGAAGACTCTAGTGCGAGCCGTTGCGCTTGACTTTGAGCAAGATTTAATTGACTTGTGAAGTTTGAGATATCCAAAGTCATTTTTGCTGCAATTGACCCAAAATCCATGTAATTTCCTTTCTATATACAAAAAGAGGAGCGACTGAAAATAGTCACTCCATAAGCATTTGCAATCCTGGATTTTTCTTTTCGTCACCAGGATACCTAGGAGTCTTGTCTTCCTGCAAATATCTAATATAAGCAACGGCTGCTGCGTCGAAGCAGTATTTGCCTAAATCAGTTTGCATCCCGACCACCTCGCTAGGTCTAATATGAAATTCAGTAGCGACTGCTATGACATTAGACATTTCCTTCGTCTGTACGAAAGGTTTCAGCTTGAGTCACTTCACCGTACATTGCACTGAAGATTGTCATAAGTTGCTCATCTGTCATATACTCGCCGACTTCAGCGTAAGTAGGCTCTACCATTGAAGCTTCTGCGAATACTCGAAGAAGTTCAGCCATGTCTTGAATACCTGTATCGGTTTTGTTCAAACGGTCGAGCGCTTCTTTCTTCTGTTGGTCAGTAATTGATGCTAGACTAGCATTGTCTTTAGTGACTGTCGAAGTTTCTCCAAACAGTTCGGTCACTTTACCTAAAAGCGTATTAGGGATTTTCCCGTTAGCGATTAGGTTCATGACACCTGCTGCTCGAATTTTAACATGGATAGGTTCACTACCTTTTGAAAATCCTGGAAGTGCGATGATTTGAAATGCAAGTTGCTTAAACTGCTCAGCTGTAATAATATTAGTCATAACAGACCCTTCTTTCTAAATTTCTATGCGAATTGTGCTACGAGTTTGATGTCTCGGTCAGGCATCATGTGGTTGTCGAAGTCCCAAATAGTTGATTCTCCTTCAACTTTCCAGCCTTTGAAAGTCTTACCTGTTAAGGTAGGGTCAGCTGGTTTTGGAGTAATCTTCTTACCTGCTTCAACTCGAACGGCGTCGGCTGTTCCTGTTCCACCGTTCAAATCGAATGTCACGCGACGAAGAACTGCTGGAAGTTGTGCCACATAGTCCATTGACTTAACTGGCAAACCTGCTTTGGTTGCTTCACGTGCTTTGATGTTGAACTCAGGAGCGTAGAACTCTTTCCCGATTGAAAGACCTGGAGCCTTACCGGTACAGTTATTCAAAGTGATTTTCACGTAGTTGACAATTGAGTCACCTACATAGTTTGGCACATAGATGTTCATTCTAAATGGTTTCATATTAGAAGCACCTTGTGCAAGCATTGGAGTGTCGTATCCAGCGATAGCGCCGCCTTGTTGACGTACTGTACCGCCTTCAATTAGGGCCATGATTTCAGGGTCAAACGTGTTGTCCTTGAATGTTAAGTCATAACCATATAAAAGGTCTGGAGTACGCACGATAGCAAGAATACGAGTGTCATTGCGTTTCACATCTTCAGTTCCCTCCGAAGTCACGGCTTCAAGTTCTGCTGTTTCTGCCGTATCTACGACAAAGTTAGCTCCGCCGACTTTTGGCAACTGAGTCAATGGGTCAAGCTCCTCGATTTGCACGAGCTTGATTCCGTAAAGAATGTCTTTACTCATTTTTAGTTTCCTCCCTGTGGAATTCTATATTCGATTTCTAGTCGGTATCTAGAAAGCATTGTGTCGAAGTAGTCACCAGTTTCTGCATAGGTTACTTCGTATCCCATGTCCTTGATGATGTTTCGAACCTTTCTGCTATATTCGTCAATACCAATAATTGAGTTTGAATGGACGTAGATTTGAACTTTCCAATAAGCAAAACTTCCCAGGCTATTTGTTGCGCTAGGCATTCTATGACTATATCGAAGAACAATGTAGTCATCCGGCCTATCTGTATCTTGCTCGTCAAATTCAACTCCTGGAAGCATAGGAGCAGGCGAGAGCTGAAATGTAGGAAGAATTTCCTTCAATCTGTCCATCATTGTCGTTCGTTTAGTCATGTTCACTCCTAGTCTAATAACCTTCTCAACGCTCTAAAAAGTTCTTCGACATTGTCTTCTACAGCCTGTTCGAGAATTTTGTATTTTCGACCATGAGCTAGTTCTAGCCAAAACCCGTAGTCCATGTGATGGGATACAGCTATCATGATTTGGTCTGCGCTTACCCAAGCAGCTTCTCCTTTGAGCTTCTGTCGAGCATTCCCTGTACGGTCTGTCCAAATAGCATGAGTCTTTGCGTATTCTTCCATCTTAGTAGCAGCGACTTCGCAGACTGTTATGACAGCGACTTGAAACTTGTTTCGATATCTTTCACAGTTACTAACAAATTCTTCCGGCTTCCATACTAATTCAGGCTGAGACATTAGTCGTTCACCTCCAATTTAAGTTCTATCAAAATGTCCTGCTCGAGAAGATTGTGGGTCTCTACTACCCTGTACCGTCTTCCTGAGTTTTTAATTTCGATGATATCGGCTCGTTGAATGATTTTGCCTTCATCATATAGAATGAAAATTTTCACTCCATTTTGGGCAAAAATTTTTCCCGCGTCAGTGGAATTGGCTAAAAGGTCAGGAACCGTTGAATTATCAACTAAACAAACAAGGTCGTCTGCTACGACTTCATTCGCTTTGTCCCGTTTCTTTCCTCCATATCCATCACTGACCCAAGAGTTTCGAAGTACCTTGATTTTAGTAGGAGCAGTTTCAATGGCTCTACGAACTTGATTCTTAACATAATTCACATCATAACTCATGTACCATCAGCTCTTTTCATTAAGATTGTCGAGCCGGAGTTCGACTTTTCATCTGCCTCCGTCTGCTCTTGCTTATATTGGTCATAGTAGAATTGCGCCATTTGCTTCCAGTAATCTGCGTCACCTTTTAAACTAATAGGTCCAAGAGTGACTGCGTCATTTCTAGTCTTCATTAGGCAAATCATATAACTAACATAGGCGACAGACTTATGCTTATCTAAAAGAGCTGAGATACTTTGGTCATTCATAGGTGACGGTGAATTATCGTTGTCGATATTGATTTTGACTAATTCAATGTCCGTTTGAGCTGCCATTTTACTCTCCTAGTTCGTATTTGATTAAAGCGTCAATGTATTCGCTTTTTCGAGAGATTGAAGAAGTGTCAATTCCATTAGCTCTTGCTAATTCAATGAGCTCAGGCACTGTCTTAGCAGCATACTCTTCGCGCATTTGTTCAACTTCGTCAACTTCTTCAATTGCTTGAGAAACAGTTTCTACCGTTTCTCCATCTTCAGCCTCCTTAATCTCGAACGCAAAATTTCGTTCAATTAAAGACGAAGCAAGCGCTTCAGGGCAAGAAAATACCGACCCTGAATGCACTACTGCTCCGGAAACGATTAAGGTGCTAAGAGCTTTTAATGTAGCCATATAGCGACCTCCTAATTAGTTGTGAGAACTCCTACATAGTCAATTCCTTCGAATGATGGAATCATAACAGCTGATACAACTGTTGCAATATTGACAGGATGTTTTTCAAGATAAGTTGTAACGGTAGGTCCGCCTGAAAGAACTTGAACTTGAGCGTCTGTTCCGCCAGAAGCCAAGTCAAACGCTTCAGGAGTAGTACCATACCAAGTGTGACCCACAGCGTCAGGTGGAAGCAATACCACTTTACCGTCGTCAATCAAGTTGAACTGGCGAATGTTACCAACGTCTGGAAGTTTATCAGCGTCAGCGAACTGAGCAATTTTCTTAGAGTAAACAGCGATTTGAAGACCTGTTTTCTCAGCGATGAATTTCTCAGCGTCACTTGCAAGAAGCAAGAAGTTTTCCCAAGAACCTTGAACACCAATTGCAAGAGCTTTCTTGATAGAGTCACTCTTAGTCATTTGGTTGTAAGTGTTTCGGTTCAAGACCATACGAGTAGGGCGAACACCTGTACGGTTTTCGATGTCATCCATTGCTGCTAAAATGTCAGCGATAGGGTCACTCTCAGCTGGGTTAGTCCATTTCTTAGTGACTGCATATTGTTGCTTAGCATCCATGTTGTAGTCATAAGTGTACTGAGCCTCGCTGTTAGTTGATTTGACAGTGAATTTACCGTATTGAAGCAATTGCATACGCATGTATTCTGCTTGCGCTTCAACCCCGTCTACAAGGTTCTTAGTATCATTGTAGAGTTGAGTGATTAGAGGTTGGGCAAGAGCTGAACTTTGGTTCAATAGCATTTGCAAGTTTTGACGGTCTTTTTCACCAAGTCGCATAGACTCACGGAAGAATGCCATCTCAGTAGCTTGCTTGCTAAATCCAGCACGTTCGCGAAGACTTGCTTTCGCGTCGTAGTTAGATGGCTGGATAGTTACTGGCAAATTATTTGCGCCCTTGAGCCATGAAATGTCTGTCCCTGTTTGTTGAGCATTAGGGAACAATTGAGGGCCAAGGTATTGAAGAGCGTTTGAAGGAAGTGCTTGAATGTAGCTAGCAATCTCCCCTGCGTTGATATAGTCATAAATATTCATCTATAATTCCTCCTATTTAACGACAAGAATCATTGCGTTTTTAGATTCAGGCACAGCATCGCCAACTTTTCGAAGGGCTGCATATTTGACGAATCCGTGAACTAATACTGTCACGGTTACTTTTTCTTCACCTTCGAACACTTCTTGGTCAGCGAAGATAACACCGTCAAATTGTTCACCGGTAGATACTACTTCGAGTCCAGTCTTGCGTCCATCAAGTGTAGTAGCATTTTTCACGCAAGTTCCTGCAAGAATGTATTTCTTGTTCCCTACTTGAGTTGCTGCGGTAGCTGGAATTTGAGCAGCCAAAGCAACGTAGTGGTCAGGAATTGCGACAATGCTTCGAGTGGTTTGATTGAAATCAGTTTTCTTAACTCGCACATTTGGCATAGTTAGTTCCTCCTATTATTTAAAGAATGATGATTGTTCTTGTGCTCCTGCCGTTTGTTGAGCAGCAGCAAGTTGCTTACCAAAAGAGCCGATTTCACGAGGTTCTGGAACACCACCACCGACACGACCTGGATTTCCTAAATTTCCAGTCCCGGCTGGCGACTTAGCTGGAGCCTCTTGTTTAGGTTCCGCTGGAACTTCGACTTCTTTGAATAAGTATTTACGAGACTCACGAACAGCTTTCAACTCTTCATCGAGACCTTTAACCTTACCGTCACTTTCGACTGTAATGTTGTCAAGGTTCATGAATCCAAGAATGTCTGCTGCCGGAGCAATGGAGTCACTAATCAACGGATGAAGAGCTGAGGTAATCACAGCGCCTTTTGCAAGTTGAGCCTGCTTGTCGAGTTGCTCTTGAAGGTTTTGGATAGTGGTCTGCGCATCACCGTTATCTTTGACCTGTTTAGAAAGCGTCGCGACTTGTTCTTTATAAGAATCAATTGAGCCGTTAGCTGCATCGCGCTGTTGAACAACTTCATCGAAACGTGCGTGAGGTACAAAATGTTGACCGTCGCCGTCAATGAAAATTTTAGCATCGAGTTCTTTCGAAGTTTTCGAAATAACTTCCTTCACCTGTTTGATAGTTGGTTCATCTAGACCTTTTAACAAGTCTTCTAATTGATAAGCCATTTATTTTCCTCCTGAGTTTTCCGCCCTCCGGCTGAATCTGCTGTTTTTATTTAATTGGAACAGTGAAACCAATTTCGAGTCATTAAGGCGACAAGGTTCCTTTTCAACTTATATTATAACATAACTGGATATCATTTTACTACTTTTCGAAGGTTCTCGAAATTAGACAATTTATAGACAAAAAGACTCGGTATTGAACCGAGCCTAATAACTTTTAACAAAGTCGAGGTCGCTGTATTTCTCAACTTTTCCTGAACTTAAATCGTCGTACCATGCGTCTAATACATCATTAGGTTCTCCGTCTACCCAGCCTCTCAACTCATCAGCGATTTCTTCGAGTGAGTTTTCGTACCATACAGTTTGGTAGCACATTCCATTAGGATGGTCGAAAGGACATTCTTCGATAGGAAATACTTCACCATCTAGGTCGATACACGCTTGACAAGTTCGACCTGGAGCGTGAACAGAATGCCATTGAACTTTTCGAGCGTAAGGATTAACCTTGCCCCATTGCCTCACTCCAGCTGTGGCTGAATGACTAATAGTAGTTCGAGCAAGTCGAAGGGCGTTATATTCGAGATTTTGATATTTATGAGCAGCCGGTTTCCCTAACTTCTCAGCTATCTTATCAAAGTCCCAATCCTTTCGAGCCTTAGGGTCGATATATTTCTCGAGCATCTTAGCCATATCTGTAGCAGACATTCCACTTGCTAGGCCTTGTGTGACTATTTGTTGAACGTCATTTCCTGCGCGTGCGGCTGAAGACCAAACACGTTTCGAGAGGTTTTTGCCGTCTTTATAGATTTCGCCTTTGACAACGGCCTCGGCTGCTCTTCGTGAAAATACTAAAGAGGCAGCCCTGACTTCCTTTTCGAACTTTTCAGCGGTAGCATTTCCGTCTTCTGCTAATACTTGTAGAATATGAACTACCTGTCCATCGACTGCATTCATTGCTGCTTTATGAGAGTATTCAGTCATTAGTTGAACAAGAACAGCGTGCAGGTCGTAGGCGTAGTCTTTATAGATTCTTTTAGGCAAGTATCCATTTCGAGACTTTTTAATCTTTGCAATTAAATCAGTTCCTGCATCGCTGAATGCTTTTAATACTGCTTGCTCCTGTTCAAGGGTTAGACGAATATTATTTTCATGAATAGCTTTTTCCCAGCTATATAGATACCCATTCTTTTTCTCGTTTTTCAATGTTTATCTCCTTTTTCAGCTTCGCCATAAGCCCTGAGATTTTATGCCCAGCTTGTTCATCCTGGATTCGATATGAATGGTAAGTGTTTTGATTAGCAGCAGCTCCTTTTTGAAGTTCCTGTTTCATCTTGTTTCGACATTCATTTCTAAATCGAATAAGTTTCTCGATTTCCTTGTTTCCTACATAAGTGGTGAACCGATAATGGCACTTAGGACATTCGAAGAATCTCCACTCTACGCCCTTTTCGATATGTTTCGAGATAATCTGTTTTGATGTTAGTTCAAACTTATGCTCACAATGGTCACAATTAACCTTGAACGTCTGGGTCGACTCCTTCTTCGGTTGGTTGTTTAGTTTGTTCTTTTTCTTTGTCATCAACTTCGTCTTCTTCACTCGTTTCATCTTGTGGCTCCTCTTGTTTGTTTAATTCGTTTGCTAATACAGGCAATGCTCCAGCTGAGATTTCGTCAAGCTGAGCAAGTTCTTCCAAAATGCGTTCCCATTCCTTGTCCGCCTTTTCTTTCTTACTGAATTCTTCAATGTAAGATTGGTGGCTGCGTACATTAGTTTGAACTTCAGTGAGCGCAAGTTGCTTAGCAGCCTGCTCATCGCTAGGAATTGGGTAATGGTGTTCAATAGTCATTGTCGTAAGTGTTTGATAGCTTGATTGAATATCTTGAGGAATATTTCCCAAGTCAACATTCACCGTTGCTAAAATTTCTTCTAGCATTTGAATGAGCCATTGAATAGCATCATCCCACTCAATCCATTTTCCATCACATCGAGAAATTAGGTCGTAGAATAAGAACTGCATTGCAATTCCTGATGGTGCCTCCTGTACCTTTTCAGGCATTGGTTGGTCCATCAATTCGTACATTGCTTTCTTAGCACCTTCTAAATAATATTCAGCCGCTGGAAGGAAGTTAAAGTTTCCTGAAATAGAAGTGACTTGAGCTTGCTTGCCTCCAGTACCGCCGATTGAAGAAGTAGGGTCACTCTTAAGGTCGACCAAAGCGTTTGGCGCAATCTTCATTCCTTGAATAGACTTAGAAGAACCATCAATGATAACAGGCTGCTCGAACATTTTAAAGCGAAGTGAATCTCTTAAGTCACTAATAGTTTTGTTCAAGTTATCTGCTACTGTGATAAGGTCTTTGACATCACTTGTCCCGTATATGTCATTAGTCAATGGTTCATTAAGAATGACTCGACAAGGGATTTGTTTCAAGCCTGTGGGCGCTGATTCTAGAACTTTTAAAGGAACTTCAATCTTGTTGCCTAGGTTATCTTCGATTTCTACAAGTTTAGCCTCTGTTTCCTTGATAGTAGTTTGGCCACTTTCTGTCATATAGATTTGGTTCGACTCTCCGTCCGTTAAGGCATAAGTGAGCCAACATTGTTCTTCAATGTCTTCTAAAGCTGTAGCAATTCCTGATTGATTTGTTCCGGCTTTCATTTCATATCTATAATGATGCCAAAGTTGCTTTTCCGTGCTCATTCCTTTTGTCCGCTCGTCCTGATACACGATGTCCACTGAAAGAAGACTCGAAGGGTTTCGAGGGTCAACGGTGTAAGTGAACTGAGGCATTGAATAAAACTGGACGTCAATTTGTTGAGAGTCATTTGCTACTACTGTCATCAAGACTCGTTTACCTACTGTCGCATCTACAAGTGCATTTGTACTCTTGCTCCAGAATTTACAATTCCTTAAAATAGAGTCGAATAGAATACGCTTGTTCTCAGCCTGTTCATCTTGACTGTCTTCTACTGGACTAAAGATAAGCTCTGGCTCTTTGCCCATCATGAAGCGTGCTTGCTTTTTGACAAGTTGTCTAATATAGTTTCGAATTTCTCGAGTAGGTGTATAGTCGACTTTATCCTCGTCAATCTTCCATGTTTGTCCATAGTCAGTATTCAAGTCCGTGACATCAAATCCGTCGAAGTATTGATAATACTTTTCAACTTCCTGAAGCTCTTTCTTGAACTTTTGATTCTTTGCCAAGGGGCTGTCAAATGACTGACTAATCAGTTCATCTGTGTGTGATATAGCTTTTGATTTTTTAGCCATGTTTAAAATCCTCCTACTTATATTATACACTAATTTCTATAAAAGTGTTTAGTTAGTTTCTAGCGCCTTTTCCGGATAATATTTGTATTTCGAAACCGAAGTCATCGTTGATTAGAGCGTCAGTGAGACATGCATATCGGTTTCGGTCCATGCAGTGGTCATGCTCCTTAATGACTTTATCTTCACCTAGCTGGCTCGCTTTACTATCCCAGCTGTATGCGTAGTATTCATCAATGTCGTGCGTGTTGCTAGGGTCGAGTGTAAATCTATTCTCAGCCAATAATTCAGCGTGAAATGAAATGCCAAGCGTCACGTCATTTCGAGCAGGAATGATAGGGATATTCTTTCTAGCTATATAAGGATGCTTTTGAAGTTCAACAATCATAGCAGAAGCAGAAGGGTCGAGAATTATATATTCGATTTGCTTTCCTCGAATCATATCGACTAAATCATTTGCGTATTCTTTAGTAGTCTTTTGTAGAACTGAACTAAATTGAATATTCGAATTGACATCCGCCTCAGTTAGTTGCTCTTCCGCCTCGCGCCCTGAGTGGTAGTAGGACTCAATTAGATGATAGCGCTTATGACGTTTCGAGAATCCATAAAGGCCAAAAGTGGTTGCATTATAGATACCAAAGTCTCCTGCTACGAATAAACGGTCGAATTCTATATTGAGCTTTTTGACATGCTGCTCTTCATTGAACATTGAATAAACAAGACCATCTGCTGTTACCCAAAGGCCGAGAATAAATCTTTTCCGGAAAACTCCGG